CCCACGTCAATCTTAAAGATTCGGCGCTCTGGGGCGCGGACCACTCGATAAGCAATCATGGCATCCTCTAAAAGCACCAATTGACGCCAGATGCGGCGGGCTGGGTCAAAGACAGAAGTTCCATATGGAGCGTGTCTGTCATTGCCAAGAATGCGGAAGTGTGCGACCTGCCAATTTTCAAAGGTCATGCCGGCGCCATTCCACTGATACTGAATATAATTTGGGTTTGTGGGGTCTTGTCCTTCGAGGCGCTCTACTTCGTTGTTTGGCAATCCAATAAGTGAAGTAACTCCCAACTTCTCGTCCACATCTAAATAGAGAAACAAATCTCCATACTTACACATGGAGCGCGACCAGCCAAAAGCATTGGCTTCAATATTTAAAACATCGTAAAACAATGAATTCAAAATTGTTTTAATTTCAAGATTCATGCAAGAGACTGTTAACAACTTATCGAACTCATTTGAAGTTGTCATTTCATCCGCATAGATATCCAGCGCTGAGGCTAGCTCAGGCATGTATTCCATCTGTTCGAAATCGGTATAGCGCTCTGCTCGATTTTGATTTCTAAAGGCGGCCGATGTAAACAGATTATAATTCTGCGACATGTTGTTGTCGGAACGTCGGAACTCTTGTCCGCTCATGGAACGGAAGCGATATCGATATTTGTCTAGGTCGCCGCGGCGTTCTTGTCGTGCTAACTGAGCACGATAATTAATAATGGGTCCCGATAGAAGTCTTGTGAGTCTCCTAAATAAGGGAGCGCCGGGGTTGCGGGGGTTATTGTCTTTATTCGCCATCATTTATCCTTTTATTAAAGCTATATACTGTTCATTAAATTTCTTGGCTTCGTCAAATTGCTGGCTAGCCTTCGCGTGATCATGACCACACATGCCAGGAATAGTGGTAGATATCTCTGTTTTAGACGTAGAAATAGCCGACAGAAACTGCTTGCTATACTCAATATCTTTTTGACTTTCTACAATCACTGTATCTCTGACCCAACAACCAATCGCAAATGACATGACTAAATCATCATTATAACTTCTCATCGCCTGTGGTCTTCCTGAATGCCAAATAAACGTTTTCATTTCAGAAAGCAGCCGATTAGAGTTAATTGTAATTAGTTTGTTTCTCATAAACTCTTCCATCTTCGCCACAATGAGCGGACGGGTCTTTGAAGATGTTGTGAACCCGGGGATTACATTAGATTGCCATTGTGCGGCAACAGGATCAACATATTGATGATCGCCCTTTCTAGAATGATATAGATTAGGATACCCTTTATCAATCAATTTTTTAAGTACTGCGTATCCTATGTTGTTGTTTTCTATCACCAACATGGGATTTCCATACTCAGCAGCAACATTATACAATATGTCAGCAAAGTCATCGGGCGTCGGTTTGCCCACATACTCGGCTACTACTTCCATTGTTTCTAAGTCAAAAACATGGAAAGCACTGTTATCTTTACCATCGCCGCGGGCAACATCCGCAACAATCAGGTGAGTCTTCATCTCATCATATTTTTTCCAAATCCAATAATTTCTATCAAACCCTGTGCGGTATTCGGGTGCAGTCGCTCTTTCTAAATACCACTGAATATCATCTGGGTGAATCACCGTCTCGCCCGATACATTAAAGTTACATTCAAGCTCTTGCGCGATTTGACGCTTAGACATGTTCCGAGTTTCTTTATCAAACCATTTCTTATCACGATCCGGATGGACGTCCCACAATAGGGTCGTCATATAGAAATCATTGGTGCCGGCTTCTGCCTCGACACAGTTCTGGTGGAACCAGTTGCCCACACCATTGGGCGTTGATAACGCGATGCAACGACCACCAGTTGATAGGGTGGGGTACAGAGCAGTCCACAACTCATCGAGTTTTTCAACGTGGGCGGCCTCATCAATTACCAACAAAGACAAAGCCTCAGAACGACCAGCGTCGCCAGATGTTGAGGAGCCCTTAATCTGAGAACCATTGGAAAGTTCAAAAGAGGTTCGGTTGTCAACGGTGATGGATGCGATTTGCATCCACTCGGGGAGGTTCTTTATAAGGGCTTTAACTTTTTTAACAAGATTGGTCGCTGTCTGAAGTTTGGTAGCCACAACAAGAATATTCTTGTCGCGGTGGAACAACATGAGCCAGCCAATATAAGACGCTGTTACTGTAGAAATTCCAAGCTGGCGCGCCTTTAGGATAATATTAAAACGATAGTCGTTAAAATCTTTCAGCAAATCTTGCTGATAATCGTACGCCTTAAACGGAATAGTACCTTTTTGAGGGTGGGAGATTCTCCCGTAATTCATCGTAAAATAGGTTGGGTCCTTGCCCGCCTTAACTATTTCTTTCAGAATCTCTTTCTTAGTAAGGGTATTCCCCATGGCATTTGTTACTTACCTTTGCGAGTATCATTCTTGGGGCGTCCCTTTGGTCCTTGTGAAAGCCAATTGCGAATTGCTTTGTCAAGCTTATCCTCAGATCCGGCTTCAACCAGGTCGACCTCTTTATTAAGTCCACCAATGCGATAATCACAGTGTGCCTGGATGTCGGTGCGATAATTCGAGATACGCTGAACTAAGATCTGATGCTCCCCCTCTTTGGTGAGTGTGACAGTATCGCCGGTGATGGCTTTGTATTCTTTCTTTAGAAACTTTACGATGTCTTGTAGTTTACTACCTACCTCATCTTCGAAGTTGTTAGCTTGCACTTCCTTGATCCGAGATTCTGCCTGATATGTAAGACGCAAGATGGGTCCATGAAACTTGACCCCAAAGCCGTCCATTACGCGACGGTCATTAATCATATGACCCTCTTCTCTACTTAAGCCAACCAAACGTGCGCGGCCGTCTGCCTGCAAAGATTCTTCGTGCGCGCCGTCGTATGCGTTCGCTGCAGCTTGATTGAGTCCTTGAATGATTTCGTATACTGTTGCCATGTTTTTATTCCTTATCCGGTCTCCAACCAGTTGCCCATCTTTCTTCTCTTCCCTCTATCCATTTTATATAGCACATAAAACAAGCTTTAAACTTACTCATGTACATATCATCGCGAGAACGAAATGAATATCGAGCACAGATAGGACAAGTCCTATTATGGTCTCTAGTAAGTAGTTTTTTATTTATTAAAAATCCGTCTTCTTCTACTTTGTCCTGGGTCTCTGACAATTTGGCGAACTTCTGTCGCTCTTCTAGAGACTGTTGGATGTATTCTTTTTCTTTGTCCTCGTCCCAAAAACGGCGAGGGTTGTTGATGGTTTCTTCACCATACTTTTGCGTTATGGCCTTTTCTAGTTTGGCGATGTAGTTGGGGTCTTTACTCATTTGAAAGTATTGGGTCGGGGGGTGCTGCAGCCTCTCGGTCGGCAGCGTTCAGATAGTCAGTCTGCGAAAAAAAGGATTCGAGCAATCCCTCGACGCTTGCCGGCATTGTCTTACGGTCGGTTTCCATCAGCCGAGCTTGTTCTTTAGCGACTATCCTATTTCGAACCTTTCCTATCTTGACGTTGGCTGCGTTTTGAATCCAGTCTGTAGGATCGGCGATCCCCTCTTCTAAGATCTGCCATTCTTGATCTTCAAACTCTAAAGTAATTGTTTTCATAATTTTTCTCCTAAGCAACTTTTATTATATTGAGGCGAGTGTGCCAATAATTAACATGTCCAAACGCATAGGTAGCCCCTGTTCCAGCCGAGCATTCAACGTTTATATAAGCTTGGTCATTTTCGTCCATGTTAACAAGCCATGTTCCTTGAAGAGGCACGTACCCGTCCGCGGCGAGAACGGCGCTACCGTAGTAATTGGCTTGAAAATAGTCAGTGCCGGCTGTTGATTTAGTGGTAACACAGCTCATATATGTTACATTTGATACAACTGCGCCCTGGATCAATGAAGAGGCTGATATTAAATATTTACCGTCTGCCGGCGCGGTGAAGATGCCGGTGGATGTGTCATAATCCCCGCCTACATCAAAAAGGCTGCCTGGTGACGGTGTGCCCGGTGCGGTGACGGAATCAAAAATAATCTTGGTAAGAGAACTGCCTATAGCTTGATTGCTGGTTAGGACAGCGCAAACAGCGGGCTGGCCACTTACAGTTAGGTCGCCGGCGATAGTCACATTGTTAGAACCATCCATCGTGATGGCAGTGCCGCCGGAGCCCTTGATGTCGTTTCCTGTTACAGTTAGGTCGCCATCTATTACAAGACTATCAAACCTTTTTTTCACGTTTGTGGTGG